AAAACGTAAGGGATCGGCCATGAAGGTATACTCATAGCCCGCTTCCCCTTGAGGTGCTAAGCACCAAGGAGAAGTAGGCTCCCATGCCTTTCCAGCCCCTGTCAGCCTTCTTCGGAGAGGGTAGGATCCGTGCATGGGCCGGCGAGTTTGCCTTCCCAGGGTAGTAGTGAAGCCGAGGACAACAAGTCATTTTACCTAAACTATATTTTTTATATTTTGCTTGTTGCACTCCCCAGCCACAAAACCCAATACATCTCTGCATGGACTACCACCCCAGCCGATAAGGGAGGTCAATGTGGTTGATGCCACGTCGGGGCGGGACCCTTCAGTTATACGCCCCCACCCGGGGACACCCTTGCCCAGGAAAAGTAAAATAAACGTCACCTCTCGGAACAACCGAGCGTTATTGACCCCTAACGCCAGGGATGAAAATTATACTATACAACATAAACAGAAAGCTAGAAGCCTCCTGTTGAAATAGAATTACCTACAAATGTTACAATAAGTTCTAAGGATGTGGTGCCGGTCGGCAATGTGCCGGCGCCACCAAAGGTTATAGTACCTGTTTGTGATGTTGCTTGGAAAGCAACAGTACCATTACACGAATTGGAAGTTACAGTGCCACCAGTCGGTGGAGAATTTAATACAGATACAGAATCGCCAGTAAACGCATTAAACGGAACAGCACCTGTAAAAGTAATTAAAGGTTGGGTAATCAACTGTGGCGTAGTGCCACTCCAATTAGCTGACATTATAAACAGATCACCAGGCTCAGCCGTAAATACAAGCTGAGTTGTGCTTGCCCTTAAGAATATAATATTCCCAAAATTCGACTGAGTGACGACAGTGGTACCAACCGGGCCGGCGGCAGCTATGCCACCGGCATACAAATGGTAAGTACCTGAGGCACTAGAAATAATGGGACGTTTAAGGGCAACATCATAGGTGACCCAGAGCTCTCCTAAAACGGTGTTTGTAGGCACAGTAGCAGAAGGAGCGACAGCAATCTGAAATTTACCCAAATCTGTTGTAGTAATAGGGAGCGTGGATGTGGTGGACCTCGTATAATAACAATTTTGCGCATTACTCCCCGCCTTACACTCAACTCCATAAGCCATGTTACGATCTAAACGCTCAGATATGGCGTGTGCAGAATTTTCCATGGAAAATTTGCTACTGTAACTTGGTGAGGAGGAATTGTACTCCATCGCCATAATCATGGTACCTAGCGCTGAGCCTGTAATATAGGGTGATGCACTAGAGATAAACTCAAACACCAACCCATCGAAACAGTACTCCTCAAAATTACCAGCGATTTGTGACAAAAATGGAAAGGTATTGCGCAATCCAGCATTAATAGGATAGGCATAATTAGTAAACTGCCCTGCTGTAGATGACGAAAGAATGTCACCTAAAAACTCACGCCGACGAACACGCACCAGCTCATCAGTACCAGTAGCGAAACTGGAACTGGCGCAGGTCTTGTATGGAATTATAAGGTCGTTGACTGCCACGTTTGAGGAATAATCTCCAGAACCAATAAGTTTGGAAATCTTTGCACCCAACGAACTGCCAAAGACCTTACCACCCGGAATATTTGTCATACCACCGAGAAGACCTCCTCCTTGAGTTAGGGCTTGCTTAATAAGAGGCTTCATAGCCTTCTTCAACCCATCCATATTATATGCGCCTGATCCCTTGACGACTTGCTTATTTACAGCCCTAGCCCGGGCTTTCTGACTTTTGGTTTTAGTGAGTGACTTTTCTCGCTCGGTGAACCCACTCTGGTTACCGAACAAAGTCGGGAGACCTCATCTGCATAAATGTGCCTTGTCTGCCCGACACAGACCCTGGGTTTTAGAGTACCAGGATGTTCATCACACTCCTCACCATGGGAAGATCGTCTCAATGCGCAATCCCAGGCCGTGCGTGTGCCAGATCATCCGCCGTGATACACAGACGCGGACTCTTGGTCGCCACTCAAAGTCAGTTATATTACAGAATATATAATTATTAACCAATACGTATAAACAATAACCTATAACACAACTAATATACATTTCCAGTCGCCATCAAGCACTGAAACTAGTGGGCTACTACCAGTTTAACTCGTAAGAAAACCAGATTCCCCTTCCAGACTCAGGCCAACATCAAGGTTGGCCATCATTGCCCCGCCGCTAGCCT